TCGATAGGCTGTTAGTCAGAGTAGGTGACTGTGAGACCGCGATACTGTTAAACGTGGGTGACTTCTTCCACGCCGACTCAAGCAAAAACGAGACCACCGCTGGAACCAGGGTAGATGTAGATACTCGAATCGGCAAGACTTTTAAGCTGGCTGGTAGGTTGTTCCAGATGTTGATCGACAAGATGCTGACGGTCCACAAGAACGTCATAGTGGTAAATGTGCGGGGCAACCATGACAGCGACATGGCCTGTCATCTATCTAGCTGCTTGGAGATTCTGTATCAGAAAGAGCCCAGGGTAAATGTGCTAGAAAACTACTCAAAGTTTTTACATTTTGAGTGGGGCAATAATATGTGGGTCTACCACCACGGGGACCGGATAAAGCCAGAGCAGATACTGCAGACGGTTATTAAGAACCTGGACAGCGAGTGGTCATCACATAAGAATAGGTACTGTCTCCTGGGGCATATCCACCACCATGTCAGCCGGGAGTATGGCAGCATGCAGTTCTCCTGGTTCGGTTCTCTTACTTCTACAGACCAATGGCACTCAGATTCGGGATATGGATCAGAGCGGAGCATGACGGCTATTGTCTACCATAAAAAATACGGTGAAGACTCCAGGGTGAAGATTACAGTGGAGGCTTTGGATGGGTGATGTTATTTCGCTGCATAAAAAGAAGACCCACATTAAAAGGCTTTATTGTGAATGTGGAATCGCTCTGTCGTATTGGATTGATGATCACGGTGATAGCTATGGTTTATGTCATCGCTGCGATCTTGATACGCCTGATGAAATTAAAATCCAAATTGAGGAGAATACAGAATGAAGCACGCTACAAGCGAAGACTGGCGACGATTAAAGGAATCTATACCAGCTATCGAAGATTGGCCAGAAGATGATGCGGTCAACAGCCCCAGCCATTACAGAACCGGCGGCATCGAGTGCATCGAGGCCATTGAGGAGTCTATGACCCCAGAGGCATTTCGCGGATATCTGAAAGGCAACTGCATGAAGTATCTGTGGAGGTATACCTATAAGAACAACCCGGTCGAGGACCTGCAGAAAGCGCAGTGGTACCTGGCGAAGCTAATTAGCCGCGAGATATTCGACGATGCCGATTAAGCGCGACGCTGCAGACAAGTGGTTTAGTGACGTAGTAAGGCAAAAGGCTGGATTCCAGTGCGAGCACTGCGGCAAGCAAGATGGCAGGATGGAGTGCGCACATATCTGGGGCAGGGCAGCTAAGTCGGTTCGCTGGTCTATGGATAACGCACTATGCCTGTGCCACTACTGCCATAAAGTGTTCACGGCCAATCCTCTCGACTTCAGCGTATGGCTAGAGTCGCATCTAGGCCAGGGCCACCTGGATATGCTTAGGGAGAAGTGGCAGGTGCTGATGCCAACCAACAAGAAGCTCAGGGCAGAGATAGCCAAGCACTACCGGGAAGAGCACGCCAAGATGCTCCAGGATGAAGATTACCAGCCCACCTCATATAACTAAAGGCTCTAACCAGGGCCCTTTTATTCCAAAATGTTGTAATCGAAAAGCTTGACGGTTTAGCTGTCAGTAGGTATTATTACACCTCAATCAAAAACCAAGGGGAATAATATGAAAGCAGTTACTTTGTGCAAGCACATCAACAAAGCGTTTCCAGAAGCAAACGCTGTAACGGTTGATCAGTTTTACGGTGAAGAAGAAGTTAACCAACACGGCATTTGGTTTCGCTCGGAGGGTGCGGTTGCCCCTGATGGAGAAAGTCTCCACAATTACTGGGCAAGTGAGGGCCCTGGTTTCCACGCTAAGTTGCTTGACCTGGTTGAGAAAAACGGGTTCTACCTAGAAAATTACGACGCCGGAACACTAATGGCATACAGGCTTTAAGGGGAATAACATGAGAATTAATGAGTGCTGTTTAAAAGAGTCCAATGCTCGCATCAAGGCGCAGCAGAATATAGCGGAGAGCCGCGAGGGCCTTGTAGGGGCTTTGATAGTATTGGCTATCTATGGCCTGGTATCAAATATGTCTTACTTTGACTGCATGAACCTGGGGGTGTGCTAATGAGCTACAAAGTATTAAATGACGCTGTTGGCCTTATACGCGACGAAACCCCAATGTGGGAGGGCAGCTATCAGGAACTGCCAGACAAGACTAAGGACGGACTTATAGCTCTCTGGCTAATCACTCACCCGACTTGGATGGATGACGTATTTCCTCACACGGTTAGCGATAAGCCCTTACTGGCCTTAGAGGCTATCTACAGCGAGGACGCTACCTCTAGGATGGCTGCCGCTATGTTCCGCGATGCTGCTGACAGGAACGCTAAAGATGTTGATAATGATGCTTACTTGTCGGAGGCTCTGGACGACTTTGAGGCAATACTGGATACCCCAGATTTTCTTGAAGAGATCAGGCATCAGTTATACATGTATTTGGAGCCAAGCATGGAAGAGCTTGTAATGGATTCGTTCCAAGACCTTAACCATTTAGACAGGCTAGTTATGGGGAGTCACTAATGAATATTTACTTGCGTGAGATTTACGAGCTTTGTGCTCAACTCGATCCACCTTTGGACCCAATAAAAGACAAGCAATACTTTGTCTCAGTTTTGGATGAAATACAACGTGTAGCAGTGGAGGGATTAAATGAGCGATCAATTGATGAGCAGTAAGATAAGGGATGCGCACCGCTTTGCGGATAAAGCCATCAGGCAGTCTTACATCGAGGCAAAAGCCAGTAGTTTTAGAGCGTGGGTCACTGAGCCGGTAGTAGTGTATAAGATACACCTTATTGCCACGACCCTTTTGCTAGCCGCTTTTGTAGGGTACGAGTTAATGATTTACCCCCTAAGCTGAGGTCTACCTTGACCTTTTGACCTGGCCTAGTCCACCAGGAGCTGCAACGGACTAACATTTTTCTAGGCTCGTTAAAAGTCGTTGCGAGTCTTACCCCACCCCCTCAGGCCGATTTGTACTTGGCTGGGGGGTTTTTTTGTTTTATAAACTTAACAATGTATATTGCAGTATGCATTTTTGGTATTTATGGAATCAGCACAATGCATTTCAGGTATTGCCTAACCCTCTATACAATGCGCACCTAATTAACTGAGAGGTGTATTGTGGTACTGTACGGAGTAATTGTAGTAACTATAGGTCTTCTGGCAATAGCGAGGGAAGACCTGGTCTAACCTGTAATCCGAAAGGTTTACATTCGCAGTAAAAACATGGACAATGCCTTTATTCTATTGACATAAAGGTGTCGCATGGAAAATTTAAACTTATCAAAAAGTCTTGAGGATTGCTTTGAGTGGGAGCTCAATGATCAGATCATTCGCTTTGACTCGATAATTGAGTCGCTGATGAGCACTGACGTGCCACGATCACAGTTCCGCGATGAGCTGATTGACTGGCAAGACGACGTAGCCAACCTGGTGGATGAGGTATCAGCCCTGGAGCCTTACGAGGGCTTCCGGGAGTTTGCCACGATGGCAGAAGAGCTGTTTGGTACCGAGGTTTAGTCTAGTGCGTAAATTCTCTGTTGGGGGTATAATCGGATGATGATTAAACTGACTACAGATGAAGACGTTCACGAGGCCGATATGGACCTGGTCCGAGACTACGCCGAGGCGCTAGTGGACCGGGATAAGCAAATGATGATTGAGGTGCTGTACCTGACTCACCAGCGCATGGAAAGAACGTGCCGGTGTTTTGAGGTTAACTGCACTTGTGACCTAAAATGAGACCTTCAATATTTACAGATGAGCTAGCCGCTGACATATGTCGCAGGCTATCCCTTGGTGAGAGCGCCAGGCAGATCTGCAGGGATGACAGCATGCCTGTTATGTCTACGTTAATGAAATGGTTGACAGAACCTGACAAAGTCGCATTTTCGGAGCAGTACGCGAGAGCCCGTGATTGCCAGGCTGACTTCTACGCTGATGAGATCATTGACATA